TTATCGCTGAAGCGTTCTGGATAGCCGATATACCCTGCAGGATTAAGTTGATCCTGTTAATCGGGTCCGTGGCGCCCATGCCGACGTTTACTCGCAGAAACACATCCTGGTCGATCAACTCAGCCAGCTCGGGAGACTGATCATAACGGAACAACGCATTAGCGCGCTCGCCGGCAATGGCCAAGATCCGCTTATCAGTCTCATACCGTTGTTCAAGCTTGATCAGTTGCTTGAGCACAGGCTGCACCCATGTCTCGGAAAACACCCGGATCGAGTACTCCTGGACCATGTTACTCGAACCACGGAGCATACTCAAACCACCGACCGTTTCGTTAAGCTGCCTATTGGACTGAATCGTGCTGGGGCTAAAAGACCCGGCAACCTCGTCGAAATCCAGATTGATCCGATCTTGCTCAGCATAAGCGCTCGATGTTACATCGTTCCACTCCAGCTCCCGGACGTCGCCCACAGGATCGCCGGCAATCGTGTTGCTGCCAGGAACATTGTTGATAAGCGACCTGATATCAACTTCGGCCCCCGCCCGGGTGATGTATCTCTTATTGAGCACCAACTTGACGTTATCCATCCGCTGGTTGACAACGTCATTGCTCTCTTTTTGCAGATCGGAGAAGATCATCACGGGGCTATCCGGATAGACCTTATGGGCCTCGATAATACAGCAGCCCATAACGATTGGCCGTATGCCGTGCAGGTAGACCTCGGAAAGAGGCACGGGATCGGTGAGCAAAAACTCAGTGCCAAGGGTGTAAAAAACGTAATCAGTACCGCCTTCGCGGCAAAAGTTTTCATGTACCCAAACCACGTCAAAGTCGGTAAGGGCGGGCTCTTTGGGTACGTCGTACGGGTCTTCACGTGGATGATTGCGGGTGTCCGTGGTTTCGTCATTAGTGCTGCGCAGAGCTTTGGCGATGTCCTTGTCATCGTAGCGCTTCCACTTCAGCGCGCCCGTCTTTGGGTTTTCCTCGTCCATCCGCTGCTTTACGTCCGCGGCATACATCGGGATCAGCCGGATAACAAAAGGTGAAGAGTTGATCGGGTCCCGCCAGTCCGCTGCGGGGTGAATTCGCACGAACTCCACCGGCAACAGATCACAGATCGGGCCATCCTTTTTGATAACGCCAACCTCCCCGATACCTTCGACATACTCCCGGGTCTCTTCATACTCCCAAGCCTGGTAGCTGGCAACCACACCCACGACCTGCGCATCCTGGTAGGCCCCCATCACCGTGGGGAACCAAGGGATATCATTTTCAAGCCGCACCTGCAGGACCTGCTTTGCAACCTGGACATTATAGATCTGCGCCTGGTCTTTTTTGTTGACCGCCTCAACATTGAGAACGTCCATGTTCGAAAACAGCGCAGCCATCGCCATCGCTTCAGAACTGCGAACGACAGAGCGAGTCTTGGGGCGGAAATATTTGGACCGATACTTATAGCTGTCCTTATAATATTTGGACCCCGCCATATGGCGCGACTGAAAATGGCGTATCGACCGATCCCACTTTTTTCGATAGTTGTTATCGAGATAAGTGGTACTCATGTCATACGACTGCTTCGCTTTTTCCAACCAATCAGCCACAATCCACCTTCACCACTTCTCGGCCGTCCTTATATCGCGCCCGTGGCATGTTCATGCGCTCAAGTATCTCGCCACCGGCCCATACCGCTTGCCGTACGATCTCGTCCTCAAAGGTCAAATCCGACCGCTTGATCCGAAACGCATGCAACCGGGCAAGGTGGGACGCCAGCACAGTGTTGGTCACGTCGACCAGACCCGTCTCCGAATTGACATGTACCATCCAGCCCCAGCCCGGATAATGCTTTTCGAGCGTATCGCCTATCTGCTTGGCCAGGATAATGTCGGACAACTCCTGCTTTTTGCCGGGCTCCTCTTGAATCAATCCACCCATCCGTAAACCTCCTGGTCCTGCGGAATCTTGCGCCCGTTCGAAAATTCGTAAGCGTTACCATCCTTCACGTAATGATTAGGCTCAACTTCAAGAAGCATCTGCTCCCAGCTGTAAGTCCGCGTGGTCACCGTCGGATCAGCCATTAGATATCCTCCGCATGCTCGGGTAGCATCGACTCATAGCGCCCCTCTTGAGGCGGCGCCGTCAGGTTATCGACGTCGTAAATCTGGCTCATACCGTCCATTAAGTCCTTGCGAGTAGTGGACGGGAAAAAGCTCCACTCGTTATCCTTTAGGTACTGTATCAGGTCATAAAGACGACCATCCTCGTTTTTACGCAGAATTGGCTTAGAAATCAAGTAGCTTTTGCCCAGCGCCGCTGCCGCCTTTTGCGCGGATGTCTCGGGGCCATCGTAAGGTACGAACAAGCGCCAGTTACGTGCGTCAGGCTCAAGCCTTCTGATCCGGTCATCCTTGGCAATAACCGCTGTGCCTTTGGGCGGTATCTGCTCAATTTGAAAATGATACTTTTCAAGCCGCATCATTTCTTCAAAATGAGATATATCGCTTTGCATGCCGTATTTTTCATAACAGACGCGAACGATGCGTATACCCTTGGTATTCACCCACTTAAACCGCAGCCGCTTGAGCATCGTCCAGCGTTCGCTCAAGCTCATCTTATGACAAGCACCATCGAGAACGTATTTATTGCGAGCGGAATCGATACCCATTACAACAAAAGCGGTATTACAGGCATTGACCTCTTTGCTATCTGCAGGATCCGTCAGGATATAAACATTGAGCGAAGGCGGTCGAAGCTCATACGGTCGCAACCACTCGTCATCGAACTCCTGCAGCGAACCGGCCAGGGGGTTCTGAAGCATTTGACAAGCAAGCACGTAGGTTGACTGACCCTTCTTCCGATCCGCCCACTGCTCCTCGGACAGCAGCACCGGTTTTCCGTCGACGCTGCCATCATCCGTGGCAGGATGGATCCGAGGCTCGGCCACCTCCCTTGCCAGCATGACCGAATAGGTGTCAGCATAATTGTACCGGGTGCCGATATACCACTTACGAGGCGGCAGATCCAAATCGATACGAGCGCTAAGGAAGTCAGCCAGCTCCCAGGCTGTCGTGGTCTTTAAGATCATTTCAGCCGTGGTAACAGACTTTTCGGTTACCGTATCATCGTAGATGCTCAGTTTGAAGTGCTTGGACGTAGGCAGGGAATCCACCAGGCCCCAGCCTGATAGCGTAGGCTCATTCGGGTTAGCGTGGCGTTTGCATATCAACCCGTGATCAACGGACCAACGGGGAGAATCCTTACCCGGGTTATCCCAGAATACATCCGGATACAGTTGTTTAAGAAGGTCGTTACCCTCAAGTTCACTCTTAATCTTGTAGACGAAATCCCGTGCAATCTTGGTATTGTGGGAAAAAAGGCCAATCGTTATTTCCTGACCTTTACCACGGAAATAAGCATCAGAGGGAAACAGATCTTGATAGATCGCGGAATCCTTGGCAATTTCCTGTATTGACCCGGCAAACGTAATGATGGTGCTTTTAAAATGCTCCCGCGCCCACAGATCCAGACAATTGTCAGGCTTGGCTTCCACCTCACGACAGCGCTCATAGATCCATTCCGGATGAACGCAAAGATCGAAGATAACATGCTGCAGATTAAGAACCACGGTCATCAAGAAGAAGCGGTCGTGCAGACCTGCCTGGGCGACCACGTATGGGTCAAGGTGGGGGTCATTCAGGAATTCATCGTAGGCGCTGAGCGCCCCTCTGTACGAGGCTGTCTTGAGGTAATCACAAAGCTCCCATGCATAGTCGACATTATTCGTCTGCACGGGCAATAGCCTTTCGAAGGCCGGTGATGTCCATTGTGATGGCGCCCGTGGCGGCCACGTCCGCGGATACCTTGGCATCCACCTTTTCAGGCGCATACATGCCAGCGGCCTTGTACGCCATATCAAGGGCGCGGCGCTGCACTTCGGGGTTCTCCCTGGTTATCTCGACCAAGGAGCTGCGCTGGATTACACCATCCTTGTCCATCTTGGCCGATTTAATAAGGATGCGACAGCAAGAGGGCATCGTGTCTTCTTCGATAACGCCCTCGATGACCTTGAGCTCGCTGGTATGGCCATGGATCAGCTTGACGAGCTTTTCGCGCAGAGCCGCTTCACTCAGCCCGCGCTCATCAACCCAGTTGCGGATTGCTTTTTTCCAGTACCGATAATAGTAGCTGCCCGCCTTGCGATAATCGTCGGTATCGATACCACTTTGCCGGGCACTTTCGGCCCGGTTCAAGAAGGTCCGGGGACTTTCGCTGTCAAGATATAAAGACAACCAAACTTTTGCTTTTGTGGGCCTCTCGACCACTGGTACCACCTCTTTAAGATATGGCTCTGTTCGGCATTTACATCATTTTCGACCAAAAAAGCACAGTTGGCCCGAAAACGCAAGCTTTTTCGCCCAGCGGCCCTCCTGCCCGGACGGGCCAGCACCGAAGGGCCGAGGGGGGCGCCGCAAGCGACCCCCGTCCCCCGGAGGGGCTGCGCTGGATTCCCGGGATTCTGGTCATATTTATAATAAAATTAGTGGCTTAGCCCGTGTACGCGACAGCGATTTTTGGAAGTAAAACTGTGAGAATTTGTGGGATAACTCCTTGAATTAATTACATCCGTGGGTAGGGTGTACGCGACACCCCCCATGTTGTACGCGATTTTTCAGGGTAGGTGTACGCGATTTTCATAAGATTGTACGCGATTTTTAATCCCTTGATTTTACTCTAATTTCATCAATCCCGCTCCTTGTACGCGACACCGCCGAAAAGTTCTCACAGAAATCGCAACATTTTTATTGCACCTCGAACATGGGTGAGAATTGCGAAAAATAGCAACCCATTGATTTTATTAGAAGCGAAAAAAGTTGTGTTCAAAGCGTGAACGCACCCCCTCCAACCACTTTTCAGGTGCTGATGGACCGTTCCATTTAATTGACTATTTTCTGTTGACATAGCCTTAGCCCCGTGGTAAGCCTTGTCCATAAACCTAAAGGAGGAATGGCAATGCAAGTTTATACAACACTGAAGAAATTGAAAGAGGCGGGAATGAGCACCAATCTTAGCTTCTGCTGCGGTGAGGATTCCCCGATTGATATCGTGGCTATCCTGAAAACTGAAGGGCTCGACTACGTGCTGCAGATCCCGTATTCTGCCCTGTGCGGCCAGGGCCTGATCCGTAGAAGAAGGTTATTTGCAGTGGCCTGCTGTCAAGACGTGTGGGATTTGCTCGACGACAACAGCAGACAGGCAGTCCGTGCCGCCCACTTATATGCGTATGGGGAGATCAGCGAAGACGAGCTGGAAGCAGCCATAGACGCGGCCAGGTATGCAGCCTGGCATGAAGCGGTCAGACTCGAGGTTAGGGTCGCGGCCATCAGGGCCCTACTGGTCACGTCCAAGCAATCATTCAGGTCGCTGGCTTCAGGAGCAGCGACAATAGTGGCTGAAAAAAACGCAGACGGCCCCGTGGCCAAGAGCATAAACGGAGACGTTGCCTGGAACACAGCCTGGAAAGCCGCCAGGGACTACCAAACAGCGGCGTTTAAAACCATCTTCAGCGGGGATTACTGATGAGACACACTATTTTAAACCTTGACGGGTTAGTTCTGTTCGAATTGAATTATGGCACCTTCAGCAGTTGTGTCGAAGCGGCTGTCAAGCGGGGCATGGGCTTGCAGAGAGCCGATTTGAGGACGCGTAACCTTAGCGGCTGCCACTTGGAAGGCGGTGAGTTTCAGCACGCTGATTTTCAACACGCCGCGCTATCCTACACCAACTTCCGGGGCGCGGATTTGAGCGGCGCTAACTTTAACGGGGCAGTAACGCAAGATATGGACATAAGAGGCGCCTGTATCGACCGTTCCTGCTGGTCTCTATGGCGTGGTAACCAAGGTTTGATAATGGATGAGGAACAAGCAAAGCAGTTTCTCATTCAAGGGTTTAACTCTGCTAAAAAGTACTGGCCCGGCGGGCTTACTGATGAGCAGCGAGATTGGCTGAATTCATCTCGTCGTGTAGCCAACGGTTCATATCCGGCATTCGAGTAAGGGATTATTATTAATGTGTAAAATTTATGACAAGATCGATAAAAACAAGGTGATATTTGAAATCACCGCCGGCTCCATTGGCAAAGGCATCGAAGTCGCCGTTAAGCAAGGAATAAGCTTGGCGCATGCCGACCTGCGGCATATCGACTTGGATAACCGCGACTTGAGCGGCGGTGAATTTACAAGCGCCGATTTTCGAAACTCCCGCCTATCTCGCACTGATTTTAGAGGCGCGAATCTTTGGGACGCTGAATTCCATGGGGCTAATATGCATGGCATGGATATCCGGGGCGCAGGTATCGATTTCACCAGTTGGCCCTTGTGGTGCGGTAGCGTGGGCGTGATAGTGGATGAGAAACAGGCCAGACAGATCCTTGCCCATGCTTTCAACGCCACCAAGGCCTTCTGGCCAGGCGGGCTTACTGACGAGCAAAAAGGCTGGTTGAATTTATTTCACAGGATTTCTGAAGGCGAATTTCCGGAGTTCAGATGAAATATTATACCACCATTGACATCCTGAAAAATAGACGGGTAGCTCAGTCCTTTTATGGCCATTTACGGTGGTCGCCGGGGACCAAGATCCCGCTGACTGAATTCGTGCCGGCGGTCCTCGACCTGTCTTCTTCGGTTATTCGTGGCCCTCGTGCCCGTGACCGCTACCGCCTTTTTCACTTTTTATGCGTGGACTTGCTGCCGTTGAACAAGGACTTCCGAGCTTTTCATGACGCGCTG